GGTGTTTACTGATCCGCCGTATAACGTGGACTATCAAGGTGGAATGAACGCATCAGGGCAGAATAACCGAGAAGGCATACAGAACGACAAGATGAGCCAAACCGCATTCTTTACCTTTCTCTCCGATTTTATAAAGCAAGCGATGGGAGTATGCTCTGGGGCATTTTATATTTGTATGGGCAATAGTCAAATACATACACTCCGGAACGCTTTTGATGAAGGTGGAGGGCATTGGCAGAATAACATAATCTGGGTTAAGAACCACTTCACGATAACGCGCGGAGATTACCAACACCAATATGAAGTGATTATGTATGGATACAACGCCAAGACAGTAAACCATTATTTCGTGAGCGATAGAAATATACCCAATGTCTATGAGGATCTACAAGACCTAAAAACTCACTATGATGGAGAATACACATCCATAAAGTTTCAAGGCTTTGAGGTAAAAATTAAGGGCAAGGCAGAAGGAACTGTCATGAAGAAACGCCAGAAAACAGATATATGGCGATATGACAAGCCAAGCAGGAGTGAAGAACATCCAACTATGAAGCCCGTAGCAATGGTGTGTGAGGCAATAAACAATAGCTCGCATAGAGAGTCAATAGTTTACGACCCCTTCGGCGGCTCCGGCTCAACCCTAATCGCTTGTGAGAAGTTAAACCGCAAATGCCGGATGATGGAGATAGACCCCATATATGTCGATGTAATAATTCAGCGGTGGGAGAAAATGTTTGGCCAAAAAGCAACGAAAGTAGAGAATTAGTATGTATAAAAGGGCAGAGATACTTCCGGTCATCCGCAGGGGGCTTGAGAACGGCGATTGCCTTGGCGTCGCCATTCGCAATTCTGGCCTTAAAAGTCCATATACTTTAGCGTTATGGCGCAAGAGATGGCCGAGGATAGATCATTATATTATTGCCTGCATCGATAAATCAAAGACGCGGCGCGACTCTGCCGTTCTTGACTCACTCTTTAAGCAGGCCGCTATCGTAGGCAATCCGACATGTATAGCGATATATCTTAAATATCACATGGGATGGAAAGAGGCCTACGATGGGCCGCCGATAAACGTATTCACGCAGATCTGGAATGGGGCTATTTCCAAATCAAAACAGGTTAATGAATCTGGAAGGATTATCAGGGAGCCTCTTGCCTAAAAAGGGATATAAGCAAACACCAGTATTGCTAAAATCGGCAAACGCTTATTTGGAGAAATGGTCTTGAAAAATCCAAGCGCGTCGATAGCACCGGCAGACTTATTAAGTCTTAAATCGAAAGCCATGATGAACCTCGTGGCTTTTCGTTATCTTTTGCTGTCTACCGATGCATCTGAAGTAATGCCGCCGGAATATCATTACGATTGGTCGAACGCGCTCTTAAACGGAAAAGGCAACACAGGCATTGAAGGTTATCGCGAGTCGGGCAAGACACAACTTGTCCTGCGAGCGTTTTTGCTTTACAGCCTCGTTTTTCCGTCAAAGGACAGGGACTATATAGTTTTGATTAAGAACAATGCAACCCTGGCCGGCGCGAAACTCCGCGAGATAGAACGCGAGTATAATTCAAATCCTATTCTCTCGGCTAATAAAATCCGTATCGTAGAAGAAAGCGCCGGGGTATTTAGCGTTGAAGTCAAGGACGTATTCGGGGAGATAATAAACGTCCGTATAGAAGCTTACGGTAAAGGCGCGTCAATTCGCGGCCTAGCCAACATAGACCGCAGGCCGAAAGTCGTAATAATCGATGATCCGCAGGATGTTGAGGACGCCGACTCTGAAACCGTTACCGAGAATGACTGGAACTGGTTCTTATCCGATGTCATGTTCCTCGGCCAGAACACTCGGCTCTTTCTCATAGGCAATAACCTTGGCGAGCGCTGCATAATCGAGCGTGTGTTTTCTAACGCTAAAGAGTTAAACTTCGATACGCACAAGATACCTATCATGGTAAATGGTGTAAGCTCCTGGTCAGCAAAATATGCCGTTAAGGACATCGAGCAATCGAAGGAAGATTACAGGATTTTAGGCAAGCTCGACATCTGGTTCAGGGAGAAGATGTGCGAGGCGATATCGGATGAAACCCGAACCTTTGCCCGGGAGGATTTCAGGTATTATTCACCTACGCTCTTACACGAAATATCTTCCCGGTGCAGTATATTCATGGCCGTCGACCTCGCGATAAGCGAGAAGAAGTCAGCGGATTATACAGCGATTCCTGTCGTAGGTGTGGATTCCCAGAATCATTGGTTTATACTGGATCTTGTCTACGGCAGGTTCGATCCTACACAGACGATAGATCATCTGTTTAATCTTGTTAAGAGATGGAATCCGAAGATGGTAGGCATTGAGAAGGTAGCCTATCAGACGGCGCTTATCCATTTTGTAACAAAGGAGATGCTGACGCGTAATTGTTTCTTCCCAGTATTGGAACTTATAGCCGAGAAACAAAAAGAGTTAAGAATTAAGGCTCTCCAACCGCGATTTAAGGCGCATACGATGTGGTTTCCGGAACATGCGCCTTGGCTGACCGAGATAGAGTCGGAGCTGCTTATGTTCCCGAAAGCTTTGCACGATGACCTTATCGATGCGTTGGCTTATATAGCGACGTTTGCGTTCCCGATGAACCCAAGAGAATTGAAGCGCCAGGAGATGTTAGCGGCGGGTGTGACAGGGCCTGCCGTATCCGGCTTGGAGTTCGCCAGGGAAGAGGTAAATGTAATATGATAATCGCAGAGTATGAAGGAATTATCCCCGGCGAAGTGATGAATGAGATCGTGGCCCTCGCTAAAACCTGCAACATCGGCGAGCAATTCGACGAGGGCTGCGACCTGATTTATTGCTGGCTCAAAGATGGCAAAATAGTTGGTTGCATTGCGTTCAAGCGCGTCCTCTTCTCTAACGGATCTGTCTTACCCCGCTTCGAGCATATCTTCGGTATCGAGGCTGTGCGCAAGACTTCAGCCGGTCCGAGATTCTTGATAGAGGTACAGCACCGGATCGCGGCGAAAGGGTTCAAGCAATTTTGGGCGTATGTTTCTCACGAAAGAATTGAGATGCTTAATTATGCCCTTAAATTTAATCTGGTGGAATACGCCCGTGATGATAAGGGCGTGTATCTTGCCAAAAATATATAAGGTTATAGTTCCTTAAAAACTACGGCTTTATGCCTGAGAGCTTAGGCTCGGATCACAGCAAAGAGAGTAGACCTGAACCAGTAGTTAAGGACAGTTTCGGCACAAAGTCGCCGATAAAAGGGCTTTAGAGGCAAGTAATAATGCCTGACGTTTGACTGAACGTTATCAGTAGCCCATAAAAGCGATACTCTCTGGGAGTGAAGGATGATTCAAAGGCAAAGAGTAGACTTGCCTGAATACGTCCTCATTGGGTTTAAGGCTGTGGATAACCTGTGTATAAGTCAAGGATTTGAGACGATAAAGTGCCTGTGCATAACTTGTGCATAACTTTTAACATAGGAGGTCATTAAAAGCTCATGTGTGGATCATCAAAAGATAACCCTACACCCCCACCGATACCACCGGCTCAACCATTACCGGCGGCAGCGCCGTTACCTGTTCCTTCAGATGTTGCGCCACAGCAGACGGCGCAGCAAAGACGCAGCCAGATTTCGGCATTAAAATTCGGTATGCTATCGACCGTTAAAAACGTAGGTGGAGCTTCGGGGATCACCGGGGCAGGACCTGATCTTTACACTCCGGCGGCAGGAACCAAAAAAACTTTAGGGAGTTGAAATGGCCGATACCTCGACATATAAGCCTTTAAGCGGCAACGTTCCTGTAGATACTCCTATCGCTCCCGGAGAGTTCCAGAACACAGGAATGGATCGCTGGGTCTACGTCAAGCGCGCCGGAGCTCTGCGCAACGAGTCGATGTTGTGGTATCCGGCATGGCGCGAGCAGTCGCAGTATCTCAACCCGACGAGAGGTTTCTTTTTCGATACGCGCCCGAACGTCGGCAAGAAGATAGATCACACCGTCCTTGTTAACAGCTGCGCCGAAGACGATTTCGACACGCTCTCGGCCGGGATGCTTTCGGGTTTGACGTCTCCCTCGAGGCCTTGGGTGCGCCCTGAGCTCGACACCAACGACAAAGATCTGATGGAGTACGCGCCGGTAAAAAATTGGCTTGATGATCTTCAGAAATGGCTTCTCGATACCTACCAGAAGTCCAACGTGTACGGCTCGCTGTCGTCTATCTACAGCGAACTTGGCACCTTCGGGACGGCCTGCTCTTTTCTCCAGGAAGACTACAAGGATATCATCAGGCTAAGAGTCTATACGATAGGCGAGTATTCTATCGGCAACGGACCTGACGGGCGGGCGAACGCTTTCTACCACAGGTTCTGGATGACGACAGCGCAGATGGTCAAAGAGTTCGGGATAGATAACGTGAGTCCGCAGATCGTAGCGTCGTACAGGAACAACGCGCCCGATCAATGGCGAGTCGTCAACCATCTCGTAGAGGAGAACGACGATCGCATAATCCCTTACGTCGACTACAAGAACATGGCTTACCGCTCGATATACTGGGAAGACGGCGCCATGATGGATTCTTATCTAAGGCTCGGAGGATATATGGAGTTTCCTATCCTTGCCCCGAGATGGTCTACGACTACGACCGCTGATTCATACGGCCGCGGCCCGGGGTGGAAGCTGCTCGGCGATGTCAAGATGCTCCAGCGCCTCGAGAAAGACGAGCTCATCGCGATATCGAAGGTAGCGCGTCCTCCGGTGCAGGTAGACGCCTCCGTGCAGGGCGAGGTCAACATGGCAGCCGACGGCGTGACGCGGTTTTCCGCGTTGCTGCCTAACGCCGGGGTCAAACCTGCTTATCAGGTTAATCCCGACATCGCCGCCATCGACGCCAAGATCGCTAAGGTCGAGGCGAGGATACACAAGAAATCTTTCGCCGATCTCTTTCTCATGCTCATCGACGCCGAGCGCACCGGGCGTAACGTCACCGCTACAGAGATAATGGAAAAACAGTCCGAGAAGATGTCGGTCTTGGGCCCGGTGCTCGAGAGGACCGAGTCAGAATTATTAAATCCCTTAAACGACAGGACCATCGAGATAGGTTTCAGGAACGGGGTCGCGCCCGTTCCTCCGCCCGAGGTCCAGAAGCTCATAGGCGGCATGGCTATAAAGTTCAGGTATATTTCTGTCCTGGCGCAGGCCCAGAGGATGGCAGGCATAACCGCTATCGAGCAGTGGCGCCAAGGCGTCGAGCAGTCGGTCCAAATAAATCCTGAATGCATAGATATCATTGACTATGATGAATTAAATTCTGAAAAAGCAGAGATGCTCGGTGTTCCGGCCAAAGGCGTCAACGATCCCAACGTGATAGCCGCCAAGCGCAAAGCGAGAGCTGCTGCCCAGGCGAAAGCGGAGCAGGCTCAGGCTGCGCTTAACGCCTCTAACGTAGCTAAGAACGCGGGGGCAGCCGTAGGAAGCGTGGCAGGCGCAGCAGAAAATCCGGCACTTTCGTCTATACTTTCGGGCATAACAGGGAAGGTGAACCCATGAAATACAAAGTAAAGGAACTTCTTGAACTTAAAAAAGGTTGTACGTATATCGCGAAAATAAATAGGACTCAAGTATCTCAAGATGATCTGTTAAGTATGGGAAAAGTTTTTAAGGCTATTCTCGAAGATAAAGGCATAAGGGTATTCGGTATTATTCTAAATAATCCTGATGCAATAAAATTCGAGGAAAAATAATATGCCATGGAAAATCGTCAAGAAATCAGGTCCAAGACCTTGGAAGATCGTAAGATCAGATACCGGGAAGGTTGTAGGTTCGTCAACATCTGAAGCCGCGGCTCAAGCGAGCATGAGGGCAAGATACGCGTCAATGAAAGGAAAGGAGAAGCTATGAAACGTGTTCTGTTATTCGTAATAGGTTTTATGCTTTTATCGAGTCTTGCCTGGGGCGCAGCCGCGACAGTTACCAAAACTGAGTGGGGCTATCTGGTCAAGGGCGGCACGGACGAGACCGTGATCGTCGCCGGGGATATCAGGATAAAGACGATCGCCTTCTGCGCGGCGGTAGCCAACGACACGGCCGTATTCAAGAGCGGCGCGGTAAGCCATACCGCGTTCCAGATGAAATCAGCCGGAGTCTCTAACCCGACAGGCAACTATCTTTATTTCGGCCCGGACGGGGCGATATTTAACTATCTTTCGGTCACGATGAGCAACTCGGTAGACGAGGTTTACCTATACTGGTAATGGAAAAACCATCAAGAGATTTTTTTAACGAGGAGGAGCTCGATAATGCCGAAGCCGCGAAGGAACGCGAGCGCTTGCGTCTTCGCGATGTCGAGGACTTAAAAGAGATACTTAAATCCCCGGCAGGCCGGCGTTATATCTGGAGGATGTTCGGCAGGTGCCATACCTTCCGGTGCCCGTTCGTGCCGAAGGATTCTAACGCGACGCACGTGAACATAGGCGCGCAGGACATCGGGTTTTCTATACTCGAGGATATACAAAGGGCAGGGACAGAATTCTATTCCCAGATGAGGAACGAATGGCTGTCGGAAATATCAAAGAAAAAGCAAGACAATAAAAATGAATAATATAATACTTGATGGCAGACATAAAAGTAATGGTGTTTTAGAAAAATATGTTAAAGAACATGGTGCTTGGAATAAAGGGATGAAAGGAGTTTATTCCCTTAAAAGTTCTGGTCAGTTCCAAAAAGGGCATATTCCGTGGTGCAAAGGAAAAAAAGGTTTATGGATAGGATGGGGTAAGGGATTAAAAAGACCAGAGTTTTCTGGAAAGAGTAATCCTGGATGGAAAGGTGGCGTTAGTACTGATAAAGTTTATCAGAATTTAAGACGGAAAGAATTGCGTCATAAGAAAGGAATAAGCAAAAAATATATTTCCATATCTAATATTCCTTGCAAATCTTCTACGAAAGAATATTGGAAAGAATATAGAGAAAAATATCTAATAAAAAACAGAGATAAAATAAGATTATATCGTAAAAAATATAAATATCTCAAAAAAAATTCTGGAAAGTTAGAAGTGTCTACAATTCAACAGATTTATGAAGATAACATAAAACAATATGGCACGCTTACTTGTTATTTATGTGAACAACCTATTATTTTTGGAAAAGATACATTAGAACACAAGATTCCTTTATCTCGTGGTGGAGATAATTCATATATAAATTTGGCAATTGCTTGCGAACATTGCAATAAGACAAAGCATAATAAAACAGTTGAGGAATACAAACAGAAAGGTTGCAAAGATGGCAAATGAAATCCCGGTCGCTCCCAACCCAAATCCAGCGGCCCCGGTAATAGATCCAAACGCACCACCCGCGGCAGCGCCCGCGGCGATAGTAGAGCCGGTCGCCCCGGTCGAACCCGTTCAGCCGAAGTCGTTGTTGGATGAAGCGGTAGACCCGGAACAGGCGGCAGAGAACAAAAGGCTCTTAGAATCAAAACTCGAAGACCTGAACGATGAGGAGAAAGCTCAGCGCAAAGTTCTCGAGGACGCGGAAAAGGAAAGGTTGTCAAAGATCGTTCCGGAGAAGTACGTGGTGAAGTTGCCGGAGGGCGTGACGGAAGACGGGTTGCTTGAGAAGTTGACCCCGGCTTTCAAGGAGATAGGTCTTACTACCGAGCAGGTCCAGAAGTTGGTGGACGCCTATACTCCGTATTTCAAGGAGCGCGGAGAGGCCGCGAAGAAAGCTTTCGTCGATGGACAAGAAGCTAACTTCAAGGCCTTCGTCGAGAAGGAGCAGGAAACTACCCATAAGGCGCTTGGCACGAAGGAACAAGCGGATGCTTCGCTTGCCTACGCCGCCAAAGCCAGGGATAGGTTCTATTCTCCTGCTACCAGAGAGCTCTTTAACGCTTCCGGAATAGCGAACAACATCAGCTTCATCCTCGATACTATTAAGATCGGCAAGATGATCAGCGAGTCGAAGTTAGCGGACGGAAGGCCTGCGCCGTCAGGCGATATGAGCGCAGCAGACGTGCTTTACCCGAAACAAGGCACAAAATAGTAACTTAACCAAAAAGGAGAGATAACATGGGAGTCTTAGCATCAGCGTGGCCTACCCTGTTGGACTTCGCCAAGCGCGAAGATCCGAACGGGCAGATAGCCAAGATAGCTGAAATACTTAACAAGTACAACGAGATCCTCGACGATATCGTATTCGTCGAAGGCAATCTCCCGACAGGACATAAGACGACCGTAAGGGCGAACATACCTTCGGCGACATGGCGCTTGCTTAACCGCGGCGTTGTGCCGATAAAGAGTACCACCAACCAGATCACCGATAACTGCGGTATGCTCGAAGCGTACTCAGAGATCGACAAGGATCTGGCCGAGTTAAACGGCAACACGGCTGCCTTCAGGCTTTCTGAAGATACAGCGGTCATCGAAGGCATGGGGCAGTCCTTAGCAACAGCCCTGATATACGGCGATGTTTCGGTAAACCCGGAACAGTTCACCGGCTTGTCCCCGCGCTATTACGCGGTGTCCGGCGCGACGACATCGACGAACTGTATCGATGCCGGCGGCACAGGCGCGGTAAATACCTCGATATGGCTGGTCGGCTGGTCGGATCAGACCATACACGGTATTTTTCCGAAGGGCAGCCAGGCAGGCTTGCAGTACGAAGACAAGGGTCTTCAGACCATCTATGATGGCCAGACGTTCCCGGGCGCCGGTCGCTACGAAGCGTACAGGAGCCACTTCCAGCACAAGGTCGGTATCTCCGTGCGCGACTGGCGTTTTGTCGTACGCATCTGCAACATCGACATAACCAACCTCCAGACCGCAGGCGATGCTTCTGACGTTTCCGCGAACATCATAAAGCTGATGTCGGTAGCGTTAGACAAGTTCCCGCCGACGGGAAACGTGCGTCCGGTCTTCTACATGAATCAGACCGTGCGCGCGATGTTACGCGTGAAGTTGATAAGCAAGTCGAACCTCTGGCTCTCTTTAGACGATCTGAAGGGCGCCTCCGGCATCACAAGACCCACCCTGTCGTTCCAGGGCGTTCCGTGTCGCCGTGTCGACGTGATCACCTCGACCGAAGCAAGGGTCACCACATAACGCGTGTTAAAAAAGAAAAGGAGAAGTTGAAATGTACATCGATTACGATCTGTTGTTACACAACGCGGTTATCGTGGACGGCGCCCAGGCTTCCGCGTCGTACATAGATACCCTCGCGGCAGGCGACGCGCTCAGTCCCAACGCGTATCTGCTTATCACCTGCACCGCCGCGATGACGGGCATGACGACCGTAGAGTTCTGGCTCAGGACGGACTCTGATCCGGCGTTCGGAACGGAAGTTAATCTCATAGACACCGGCACCGTAGGATACGCGACGTTGACGTTAGGAAAGTCGTATCTCATACCGATACCGGTCGGCGTCAAGAGATACCTCCGCGGCTACATCACGACAGCCGGCGGCGCGTATACGGCAGGCGCCGTGTACATGGCGATAGTGCTCATGGGCGACAAAACGTTAGATAAGGTTCTCTAACCCAAGGAGAGGAGAGTCAATGAACAAGTTATTGCTCATCTGTTTCGCGGCGATGTTTATGTTCGCCGTAGGGACAGCCGGAGCCGACTCGACCGCAGTTCCCCCTCTCAACTGGGGCAACACGGATACCATTCCCGTGCTGCAGAGAGCTATCCCCAACGACCTGACCTACATGGGTCCGGCCAATGGAGGGGTGTCTGATGTTGTATCCGGCGTATCGAAGATAGGCGCGTCAAGCCTATCTTATTCGGTATTCAGGTTAAGCGGTGCGTCCAAGACGTTCTCTATCGGGTCTGGTGTTAAGGGCCAGGTAGTTAATTTGATAAAGAACGAGTACGACGCGAGAACCCTGAAATTCGACCTTACCATCGACAACCCGAACACGGCTCATGCGGGCTTCAGTTCGGTTACGTTCGCGACGGCAAAGGGCGGTTTCGTGGTTTTGTTTTGGCCCGACAACACGACAGGCTGGATAATTATAGGAACCAGTCCGTCAGGCGTTACGATTAACCAGTAGTTAAAGAGCTTCCGGGAGGTTGAGCTTATCAGCCTCCCAACAAATATTGAAAAAATTCATCCCGTATATAGTAGGCGCGATAATAGCGATCCAGGCGATGACGCCTCCGTTCGAGTTCGGGCTTCGTCTTATAGACGATAAGCTCCGGTTCGTCTGGATATTTTTGGTCTTCGGAGTCCTGGCTTTTTATTTTATATTCACGAAAGCTTCTATATGGCTCAAGATTCTTATCCCCTACGTCTTCATAAATTCTTTCATCACGCAGGTTCCGACGTTCTCGATGATATCGGCTATCTGGGTTATTCTATGCGCGTATTTTTATCTCTTGTGCCTCGAGATAGACAATTGGGACACGATGGTGAAGATCGTCAGCGCAGTATTGTGCGTCGAGTTCCTGACTGTCGTATTAGAGTCGTTCGGAAAGGATACGCTGCTTAATTTTTATCAGGTTCCCGGGCAGGGAGCAGGCACGATAGCCAATAGCATGCAACTAAAAGCTTTCATATTCATCGCGATGGCTTTCTTGATAGCGGTAGGCAAACCGAAGATCCTTAAAAAAAATATCTGGGTGACCGGGACGTTCATATTCTGCTGGGCGTTAGGTTACCTGATAGTATCCCACAAGATAGCAGACTACCTTTACGCCAGGGGGCCGGTAGCTGTTTCCGCGGTCGCGCTCTGGTGTCAGCATCCGGTGATCGGATGGGGCGTCGGCACGTTTAAGGGGATATTCCCCACGTTGGCTCACGGGCATTTTTCTATCGAAGGTCAATGGACGCACGCGCATAACACTTTCGTCGAGATCCTCTTCGAACTCGGCATAATAGGATATTACCTTTTCATAGGATACTGTCTGTCGCTCTTTACGAGAGCCAAAGGATTTTTAACTTTCGCGATGATAATAGTCGGAGTCGTTATGTCGATGACATTTCCTGACAGGCAGACCACGGTCGTTCCCATCTTGATATTATTTACGGCTTACGCGGATCTGCAAGCAAGAAAACACTTAAAAGAATTGGAGGGTTAAGGTTGTTTAGCGTGAAAGGAACCATGAGCAGCCCTATTGGGAAACAACATAAGATTTTCAAGTCTATTATCGGAGCGATTTTCGTTAATATGGTGGACTATCTCATGAGGCTTAAGATATCGGCCAAGATGCTTTTCCATAACGAAACGATGGAGAAGAACGTAAAATCCTCTTTTGGTAGCATACGGATGACCAGGACAAGAAATTCTAATATATCCTTCGGCATTTTTTATTCGTCCACCCTTCCATCCTTTAGCATCCTTGCCTATTTTGCCAAATCTGGATTTTTTATAACATTTCCAAGAACAAAATTGTGCATT